CTATTCGTAAGTTTGTGGCTGATAGTAACTTTACAGATTACACAGAGCTGTATCGTTTCCTATATGATGAGGTAGAGAATATTTCTGTGGAGAAACTACCAGAGATTATCATAGATATATCAAATGGTTCTTATCAAGATGTGTTGGTCGTAGATAAAGAAATAAACTTTATGGCTACCATCTCTAACATACTTAGGAGACTACAATGAGTACAAAACCAATGAAACCATTACCAAAACAACAAGTAAAAGTTGATTTGAGTGATGCGGACACAATGAAATGTCAAAAGTGTGAGAATCCAATTTTCATACAAGGATACATAATAAAGAGAATTTCAGCAATAGTTTCACCTACAGGTCAAGAAGTTATCGCACCTGTTCAAGTTTTCAATTGTGGAAACTGTGGAGAGTTACTGCCTATGGGTGGGGAGTTGGATGAACTTATTTAAGTGGATAGACGAACTATTCACTAAGAAAAGACCTTGGGATAGTTTTTCGGTAGAAGAACAAAAAAAGTTTAGTCCCTTTATGGTTAATCGTTATTTAAGTATGAATAATGATTATCTACCTATTGTTAACCATTTTCAGAGATTGACAATTGAGGTAATGCCACATTCTGCTGTCTATAAGTTCTATTGTTCCTTACTTCCAAATAAGAAAACTTTTTTAAGATATCTTAGTGGAAAGAAAACAAAGGTCAACGAAAAAGTTGTACCTTTTATTCAAGAATACTTTGAGGTTAGTAAGATACAAGCTGGTGAATACTATCAATTGATGACGACAGATGAGTTAAAGTCTTTACTAACAAAGTATGGTAAGACAGAAAAGGAAATAAAAAAGATGGGTGTGAAATGAGTAAGTTATGGATGGCAATTTGTTTATCATTAGTAGGACATGTAATTGCTTGGTTTCATATGCAAGGTCAGTTCAAGTATGAATGGGCAAAAAGTATTTGGTGGGTTGTACTCGGTGGTATACCGATAAGTTTTTGTTTTTTTTATGGAACTAAATGGTACTATGAATTCTTTGGTAATTATTGGTATGTTAGACCTATAGGATTTGGTATGGCTACTTTAACAATGGGTATATTAACTTGGTTAGTTTTGAATGAGTTGCCAGATACGAGAACAATTATTTGCTTGATTTTATCAGTTGTTATTATTATTATACAATTATCACATTTAATTATAAAATAGAGGTTATTATGAATATAAAAGAAAGAGAACTTGAAGTCATGGAAGACACTCATCCAGTTGTAGAACAAATGGAAAAAGAGTGGCCAGTTATGACCAAAGAGTTCAAAAGATTACAGAGACAACAATACGAGTTGTTCCTTAAGAAACAACATGATTATGGTCCTGGTAATATTTCAGTTGGTACTATGTTACAAACTGAGGAAGAAATACACCTATCACTTACAGGTCTTTGGTTTCGTATGAACGACAAGATACAAAGACTTAAGACTTTACTAATGAGTGGTAGAGATAATGCAGTACAAGGTGAACCTATGGAAGATGCTTATTTAGATGTATCTAACTATGGTATTATGGCAACAATCGTTAAAAATGGTAAATGGGGTAAGTAATGGAAAGACATTGGGGTGAAAAACAGAAACAAGCACCAAAAATAAATGGTGATGTTAATGAAAAACATATATCAGTTCAAGATAATAAGATTTATTTTTATTCTGGCGTAAATAGAAATGCCTGTGTTGAGTTGAATAAAAAAATTGGTGAGTTAGAAAGTAAAGCCTTGACTTTATCAAAAACTCTTGGTATATTACCACCATCGATAAAGGTATTTATCAATTCAGGTGGTGGAACTATTGTTAGTGGAATTGCTTCTATGGATACGATATTAAGATGTAAAGTTCCTGTTGAAACCTATGTTGATGGTTTTTCTGCTAGTGCCGCTACATTCTTAACTGTAGTTGGTAAAAAAAGGTACATGAGTAGAAATTCTTATATGCTAGTTCATCAGTTATCGACTTCGTTTTGGGGAACTTATTCTAACTTTGAAGATGAGAAGCAAAACTTAGATTTGATGATGAAAAGTATTAAAAATATTTACAAGGAGTACACAAAGATACCAATGAAAAAACTTAATGAAATTTTAAAACACGACTTAATGTGGGACGCTGAAACTTGTTTAGAATATGGAATGATTGACGAGATTATATAATGGCTCACATATCACATAGTCAGTTTACCACTTATAACGATTGTAACCTTAAATGGAAACTTCGTTATATAGATAAGTTAGGAACTTTCGTTGGTAACATACATACTCTTTTTGGAACTGCTATGCATACCGTAATACAAGAATATCTATCGGTAATGTATAATAAATCTATTGTTGCTGCTGATAAACTTAATATGGAGTCTCGATTAAAAGAAGAGATGGTTACAGAGTTTACAAAGATAAAAGAAGGTAAAGGTGTTTTACCTTGTACACAAGAAGAGATGATGGAGTTTTATCAAGATGGTATTGCTATAATAAATCATTTTAGAAAGTATCGTAACAAATACTTCATGAAACAGAATTGGGAGTTGGTTGGTATAGAAGTTCCAATCCTAAAAAAAGTTCAAGAAGGTGTGGATATGATGGGTTACTTGGATGTTGTTATACGAAATAAAATATCTGGTAAAGTTGTTATTATTGACCTTAAAACTGCTACTCGTAGTTGGACAGATTATCAGAAAAAAGATTTTAACAAGAAATCTCAGTTATTGATTTACAAAAAGTTTTATTCTGAATTGTTTGATGTGCCATTGGATAAGATTGATGTGATGTTTCTTATATTAAAACGTAAGATTGCAAAAAATCCTGATTTTCCAATAACGAGGTTACAGAAGTTTGAACCAGCAAATGGAGTTCCGAGTATTAATAAGACGATGAATAAATTAGAAGAGTTTAGGACTGGAGTTTTCGATAATAAAGGAAATTATATATTAGAAAGAAACTATGTTGCTAAACCAGGTAAGATTTGTAAATTTTGTGAATTCTATAATACGGAGCATTGTGAATGGGGGAAAATCCTTTAAGAGTAGGGATAGTAGGTAGTCGTCAATACGAGAACCGAAAAAAGATAAAAGAATTTCTTTATAAATTAAAAACGGAGAAAGGTTCAGACACTATCATCGTAAGTGGTGGTGCGACAAAAGGTGCTGATTTTTACGCTAAAAAATATGCCTTAGAACTTGGATTACAATATGAAGAATATCCACCAGCACATAAAGCACATAATTTATATTGTCCACTTCACGAAAGAAATTATGGGAAACCATATAGTGTAAAACATTTCTTCGCTCGTAACAAACAAATTGCTATTCATTCAGAATATGTGGTTGCTTTTATTCCAAGAGGAGATGATGCTAGGGGTTCAATGAATACCATAAATTATGCTAAAAAATTTGGAAAAAAATACCTTGTTATTGATTAATACATATATTTATATATACAAGTTATAACAACAAGGAAACGGTTATGAAAACAGATACTTTAACAAAGTTGACATCGGTAAAAATACTTAAGTCGTTATACGAACAATTTAAATTTAAGACTGTCAACTCTTCAATGAATTTACAGAAGTTAGTCAATCGTTCTATTCACCAGTATATACATGATAATGCTATTCAAGAACAAATAGAAACATATGACCATCTTCATGCTAGTGGGAGTCAATTTTAATGAGAAAAGAAATATTAGATGCTAGTAGATTACACTTTAAAGCTCACATTGAAAAACATAGAATCAATGTAGAGAATCTTTTGAAAAATCCTGCAGGAGTCGCAGAACATCCTGACATTATGGAAACGATAGAAAAAGAGTTAGGAATTATTGCTGAGTATGATGATAAGTTAGAAGTGTTGGACAAATACTTCTTTATGCAATATGTAGATGACAAAGAGGTTATAAATGGCTGAAATTAAGTTACCTAAACTAAATAAAATATCTACCAAACCAAGAAAAAAGAAGAAAAAAATATTATTAATGTCCGATGACTTACGGATGCATAGTGGAGTTGCTACTGTATCTAAAGATATTGTGTTTGAGACATTGAATGAATACGATTGGGTTCAGATTGGTGGAGCTATAAAACATCCTGAAAAGGGTAAAGTTATTGATATGTCTAAAGGTCTTGACAAAGATTTTGGTATAAAAGATGGTTACTTACGAATATATCCAGTAGATGGTTATGGTAACGAAGATATACTTAGGGAAGTTATTGCGTTAGAACAACCAGATGCTATTCTACATTACACCGATCCTCGTTTTTGGATTTGGTTTTATAACATGGAGGCAGAACTTAGACAAACTATGCCAATATTTTATTACAACATTTGGGATGATTTGCCAGATCCACAATATAATACCAACTTCTATAAGAGTTGTGATTTGTTGATGGGTATATCAAAACAAACTTATGGTATCAATAAAAGATTATTACCAAAATATGAAGACTGGCAGATAACTTATGTGCCACATGGTATATCAAATAGAAGATTTCATAAGGTAGAAGATGATGATACTTCACTATTGGATTTTGAAGCTAAACACCATATTTCTGATAAAAAATTTAAGATACTTTATAGTAATAGAAACATTAGAAGAAAACAACCTGGTGATGTTATGTTGGCTTACAAATACTTCATGGATGGTTTAACACCTGAACAAAGAAGAGATTGTGTTCTTATCTATCATTGTTCTCCTATAGACGAAAACGGAACTGATTTACCAAGAGTAAAAAAACATTTAATGTCTGATGATTATGATATTCGTTTTACTTACGAAACAGATGGTAGACCTTTTAATGATTCTGAAATGAATTTATTATTTAACTCTGCTGATGTTTACATTAATCTTGCTAGTAATGAGGGATTTGGATTAGGTAGTTGTGAGGCACTTACTGTTGGAACACCAATTATAGTAAATGTTACAGGTGGATTACAAGACCAATGTGGATTTAAAAAAGATGGTGAGTTCTTGACACCTGATGATTATGTAGAGTTAGGTTCTAATCATGAAGGAACTTATACTGAACATGGTGAGTGGGTATTTCCTGTTTTTCCAACAAATAGGTCTTTACAAGGTTCACCAGCTACACCTTATATTTGGGATGACAGATGTCAACCAGAAGACGCTTCCGTTCAGTTAAGAAAAATATACGACTTGGGTAGAGAAGAGAGAAAGAGACTCGGTTCGTTAGGAACAGAGTTCTGTAAAGAAAATCAAATGACATCAAAAGTTATGGGACAAAATTTTATTGATTCTATGAATGGTGCTTTTGAAAGTTGGAAACCGAAACCAAAATATAGTATGGAGGCAGTATGAAACGTTTTGTATTAATGATTGCACCTTTTAATACTCGTAGTGGTTATGGTGACCACGCTCGTTCAATATTTTATTCTATCATGGATAGAGAAGATTTAAACGTTAAATGCCTTGACGTTAAGTGGGGAAATACACCACGAAATCATCTTAGACCAGAAGTTCCAAGACATAAAAAGTTATTGGATAGTTTTGTATCTCAACAAGAAATACAAGGTCAACCAGATATATTAATCGATATCAGAATACCAAATGAGTTTGCTACTGGTGCTAAAATAAATGTTGGTATAACTGCTGGTGTTGAAACAGACATAGTATCTGCTGAATTTTTAGAAGGTATGAATCGAATGAACTTTAACATAGTTCCATCTCGTTTTACAGCAAGTACGTTTGCTAAATGTACCTATGATAAAATGGAAGATTTACCTAATGGTGAGAAAAGAAAAGCTGGTGAAGTAAAAAATGAAAGACCTATTAAGGTTTTATTTGAGGGAGTTGATACAGACGTATATTGTCCAAAACAAAAACACGAGTTAGAGAGAGGTCTATACGATGAACTAAGTGAACTTATCAAAGAAGACTTTGCTTATCTACACGTTGGTCAATGGGGTAATCAACCTTACGGAGAGGACAGAAAAAACATTGGGGTTTTAATAAAATCTTTTCTAAAAGCCTTTTCTAATATTCCTAATCCACCAGCACTTGTCCTTAAAACTAATGGTGCTAACTTTAGTGTTCTTGATAAACATGAGACTAAAAAGAAAATACAATCAGTAAAGGATATGTTTAAGGGAGTAGACTTACCTAATATTTATTTAATACATGGTGACTTTACTATTGAAGAGATGTCAACACTTTACAACCATCCAAAAATTGGTGCTTTCATTACTTGTACACATGGTGAGGGGTTTGGAAGACCGATGTTAGAGGCTACTTGTTGTGACTTACCTGTAATTGCTAGTAAGTGGAGTGGTCACATGGACTTCTTAACAGATTCAGAATCTATGTTGATTGATGGGTTTTTAAAAGAAGTACCTAAATCTACTCTATGGCCACCAATTATCGTAGAACCATCTAAATGGTTTGATGTAAATGAAGCTGATGTAGTTAGAAAGATTAGAACCTTTCATAAGAAGAGAAAACTAATACAAAAGAAAGCTGTTCGTTTGGGAAAGAAAAACAGAAGAGAGTTTTCTTTGAAAGCTATGGGAATTGAATTTAATAAAATCATGGATGAGTTGATAAAAGGTATACCACAACAAGTTGGTTTGAAACTACCTAAACTAAAGAAGGTTGGTGGTGCAAGTGCTGGACAACCACAGAAATTAAAACTACCTAAACTAAATAAGGCAACATAATGGATGATTTCATGTTAAAAGTAAAGTGTCCATTAGATTCTTGTAGTGATGTAGAAGAGTCATTGATGTTGTTGGGTGATGCTGAACAGAATATGCAGTGTTTAGCATGTGGATTCGCGTCTAATAACGATATGAAGACTCACATTAAACCATTTCCTGATGATTTTAAAGATGTGTGTGTTGAGACTGGTAAAGATAGATATTGGGCACCGTCTGTATTTACAACAGGAAATTATCAAGTAGTTCCAATGGTAGAAGAGAAAGAACTAAAATGGAGAGTATTTGCTCATCAGGATCCTGAAACAGAAGTAAAAGTTCCAACATTTACTGATGCTTATAAAATGGTAGAAAAATTGGAGATATTAATTGGCCAGAAGATACAACAACAGAAGGATAATTAAATCCTTTCAAACAATACCACCTCGTAGATTAATACCTGGTATGATTGTCACATTTAACTATGCGGAACAAGGTGTTATGGATCCAAGACCTATTCTTCTTTTTTTACATGAAAGTGGTAAAAATAAAACTATAGAAGGATTGAATATGAATTATCTTAATCCTACTAAGATGAAAAAGTTATTTCAGGTTATTGACTTCAAAAAGACAAAGGTAGAAGAAATAGAAAACTTAATTAATTTAACAGAAGATTACTTTCGTATTCAAATTTCTAATCCAAAGAAAAGGTCTGCTATGTCTACCAAAAGATTTTATTCTGATGTTGTGTTGTCTGATAAATTTTTCAAAGAATCATATAGGGCATATAAATTATCTAAATTAACATCATTAAAAGTCACACAAATAAATCTTGAGTTCGTAAGGTGAAAATTAGTTATTCTATATTATGTCATAACGAAGATGAAACTCTTGAAAAGTTACTACAAAATCTGATAAGTTACAAAGAACCTCAAGATGAGATTGTGGTTCTTGACGACTATTCTGATAATGAAAAAACAAAAGCTATATTAGATTATTATTCATCTACTTGTGATATAAAGTTAGAATCAAGACATTTAGCGAAAGACTTTGCTGGTCAGAAAAACTACCTTAAGAGTATGTGTACTGGTGATTACAGTTTTAATTTAGATGCTGACGAGATGATATCTCATTGGTTTATGAAAGATATTCACGAAATACTTGATGGTAATGAAGTTGATTTAATTCTTGTTCCAAGAATAAATACCGTAGAAGGGATAACAGAACAACATTGTAGAATGTACGGATACACGATGAATGAAAGGGGATGGATAAATTATCCTGACTGGCAAGGTCGTATCTTTCGTAACAGACCTAATATTCGTTGGGAAAAACCAGTTCATGAACAATTAGTTGGTTATCAAAGTTATGCTCATTTACCACAAGAACAAAAGTATTCTATTATCCATCCAAAGACAATAGAAAGACAAGTAGAACAGAATAAGTTTTACAATGAAGAAATAACTGCAAAACTTAGAGGAATTTAAATGAGAATATTGGTTACAGGTGGTGCCGGATTTGTCGGTACTAATTTAATAAAAAGGTTATTAAAAGATGGACATGAAGTTGCATCTATAGACAACTATTCTACAGGTTATAAAGAAAATGAGCAAGAGGGTTGTAAGTATATAAATTGTAACTTAGAAGATTTAGACCAACCTACTTTATTTGATAAGGAATTGTTTAATATTTTAGATGGGGTAGATACTATATTTCACATGGCAGCTCTTGCTAGGATACAACCATCAATAGTAAACCCAACAACTGCGATTAACAATAATTTTAATTCTACATTAAATGTTTTGGAGTGGGCTAGAAGAGATAATACTCCTGTGGTATTTGCTGGTTCAAGTTCATATCATCATGGTCGTTGGGGAAGTCCTTATGCTTGGTCTAAATATGCGGGTGAACAATTATGTAAATTGTATTCTAATGTTTACGATTTACCAACATCTATCTGTAGATTTTACAATGTATACGGACCACATCAATTGGAAGAGGGAACTTACGCTACTGTTATAGGTATTTTTGAAAAACAACATCGTGAGGGTAAACCACTTACAGTTACAGGTGATGGAGAACAAAGACGAGATTTTACACATATAGATGATATAGTAGATGGGATTGTAAAATGCCATGAAGCCATGCATGGTGCTGTTGATATGAGATATGCTGGAGAAATATTTGAATTAGGTAGAGGTGTTAATCATTCAATAATTGAAATAACTGAAATGTTTGGTGAGACAGATGTTGAATATATTCCTAAAAGACCTGGTGAATATGATGTCACATTGTGTGATTACACAAAAGCGAATCAGTATCTTGGTTGGACGCCTACTAAAAATATAAGTGATTATATAAAGGAAGTTATCAGTTGAAAATAGCAGAAGTATGGGATTTTACAGCGTATCTTGAGTCCTTTTATATAAAGGATGGAAAAGCTGTGTCGTTTAAAACAAACGAACCTTATTCATATAGAAATTCAGTTTCACCTGAGTGTTTTTTACAAGGTCCAGTTTATTCACATCTTTGGGAAGGTTCATACTTCCTTAATTTAGAAGAGTACGATGGTGTTCCACCATACGATCCTGATGTAAATCTTGTTTTTTATGTTAACGAGAGAGTTGGATTGATGAATGAACATTATGATAAATATTCGGTTGAGAGTATTCGTAAACAATTTCCAAATGCTGTAATTGTAGGACAAGTAAAAGAAGTACCACCATCTTTTAACTCAGGTGATGTTTATTCTGATATACCAAGAAGACAAGTTAGACCAGAAAGACCTGAAAATAGAATTAGATTTTTTAACGATTGTGATTTTGTAAATGTACCAACAACTCCTGATGGTCTATATGCTAAGGATGAATATTTTGTTGAGTTACAAAAACATCTAAATAAAGAAATTAAATATACTCCAGGTCCTACCAATGTGGATTATGTATTTGACCATTATTATTCTAATGAGAAACTTAATTCTATATTTTACTACACACCACATCAACATGAACGTAGAGGCGATACAGAAAAGTTTGCTAAGTATTTAGGAAACAAATACAAGTTGGAGGTTTTTAGTAAACCTATACATGATAATCAACCATTCGATTATCTTTCAAGTCATGATTTTATAAAGTTGTGGAGTCCACATATATTTCATATTAACGTAGATCCTATGAAAATGTATCCTGGTCAACAATGTAGACAAGTTGCTGCGGTTGGTTCTATAAACATTGGTGGGGAGAATGACTCACATCACAGATTGTATCCTGATGCGTCTGGTTGTGACCTTAAAAAACTTGAGGATATATTCGAAGTTTATTTAAAGGATGGTCGTAGAAGATTTGAAGCTATAGAATACGCTTACAATAAAGTTAATGAGTTATTTGGTTTTAATACCGTTAGAAAAATATTAGAGGAGACGTTTTTAAATGTTAATTAATGGTGTAAAAGTAGTTCAGCCAGATGTCTTTACTGATTACAGAGGTGACTATTGGACTACTTGGAAAAAAGAAGAATGGGATATGGAATTCAATCATGACAAGGTATCCACTTCAGGATATGGTGTGTTACGAGGAATACACGGTGATACTAAATCTTGGAAGTTAGTTACTTGTTTACAAGGTTCACTTTACTTTGTGCTTGTGGATAACAGACCAACTTCCGATACATACATAATGTGGGAGTCTTTAATTTTAGATGATAAGACTAGAAAACAAGTCTTGATTCCACCTGGTGTTGGTAACGGACATTTGGTCATGAGCGATAGTTGTGTATTTCATTACAAGTGGAGCTATGAGGGTGAATATCCTGACGTTGAAGAACAATTTACAATCAAATGGGATGACCCGATGATTGGGGTTGATTGGCCTGTAGATAATCCAATACTATCTAAGAGGGATAAGTAGTGAGACAATGGGGTAAAACTTATAAACGTAGGTTTCACATCTATGAGGATATTAGAAAAAGTCTTGACCTTGGAACTGATAATGGTATTCAATTGGAAATAAATTTAAATCGTGACCAAGAGTGTTCTTTACAGATGGCTCTTGAAAATTATATCATAACTACATTAAACTCTTTTTACGATAAAAAATTTAAAAAGGGAAATACTAATTTTTTGATAGACTATAGGGATGATATTTTAGGATTACCTAACAGAACACCTAATGGAGCATTTTATCCAAAGAAAGAAAATATAAAAGAGTATAACATATTACAGAGTATAGTAAATTCGACAATAGTAGAGACTGGTCTTATAGACCAAATAGAATCATATGATATGTGTACTGTTAGGATAGTCGATGGTAGAAGAACAGATTTGGATAAAAGAAATTCTGCTACCGTAAAACTTCATTCTGATGCTTGGTCTGGTCAGTATGGGGACGCTATGGTTACTACTGCTTTACTTGGAGACGAAACAACCTCGTTAGAATTTTGGAAACCAATAGGTATGAGAGATGAATTTTATGACACGTTACCGAACTATGAAGATGGAACAAATTTATATGATTATCCCGAATATTTAGGTAAACTAAATTTCGGTTGTATGACAATTTTTGACCATCAATGTTTACATAGAACATTAAAAGAAGATGGTGGTTTGAGAGTGTCCATAGATTTTAGTATAAAACTAGCATGTACTGAGTTATTAGATAAAAACGTATACTTAAAAGATGTTAAACATAGACCAAAAGAAGAGGTACTAAAAGTAGGTAATGAAACTTTAGTCGAAGCAACTGAGACACTACAAGAGTGTTATGAGAAATTTAAAAATGATAAGTATGACAAAATACCAACTGCACATATAAATGATGTAATATCATAAGTAACGGGAAAATATCATGACTAACGAAGAACAAATAAAATATGATTTTGAAAACAATGGAATGGTTTATTTCGATGATTTTTTAGAACAAGAGACTTTCGATAAAGTTTCTAACTTTTGGAATCATGAAAGTTTCAAAACTAATAATCACGAGCGTCCTCATTATGAAAAATGGACAGGTTCAACTTTTGATAAAAATGATATACATTGGCCAGATAGAGATGAGATGTATAAATGTAATCTTAAGTTATCCAAAGAAGTTCCAAAACTACCAGAGGTAAGTAAAATTATCAAAGAAAATGTTACGCCAGTAGTAGAATTTATATTACAGAGGAGAGTTACTTTATTACAATCTCATGCTAATATTTATGAAAAAAATGGAGATAGTTATGCTAGAGCTCACAGAGATGGTTCAGATTGGGGGGTTAAAATCGGTTTTATAGTTTATATGAATAAGACAAATTGGAAATATGATTGGGGTGGATTACTACACTATTTGAAACCACCAGATAATGAGATAATGACTATTTTACCAAAGTCAAATAGGTTAGTTATTATAAATCATGGTTTGGATATGTCACATTGGATAACACCAACTAACCCTTTTGCAAAAGAGGACAGAAAAACTTTAATTGGAATGTTTAGATAAGAGGTATAACATGGGATTTTCTTGGCAATTAATAAACGATAGTATCACAGATGGTGATAGAAAAGCTATGACAGATTTTATTAACACACCAAACCAAAAATTTACTAATGGTGAGAAGTGTAAAGAATTTGAAATGGAGTGGTCTAAATACATAGGTTGTGCACATAGTACATATGTTAATTCAGGTGCTTCAGCTAATTACATTATGGCGTCAATCATGAAAGAACAGAAAGGTGTTGGTGAAGTTATTGTTTCACCTTTAGGTTGGGTTTCTGATGTTTCACCACTTGTTAACTTAGGTTTTACTCCTGTATTCGTTGACGTAAGTATGGATAATATGTCAATTACACTTGATAACATAAAAAAAGCTGTTACAGATAAGACTGTAGGAGTATCAATAGTTCATGTTTTAGGATTTAATGCTATAACAGATGCTATGGTACATTTCTGTAGAGATAATGATTTGTTTTTGATTGAGGATTGTTGTGAGGCTCATGGTGCGACTCATAAAGGAGATAAGGTTGGTATATTCGGAGACGTATCTAACTTCTCTTTTTACTTTGGACATCACATAACTACTATCGAAGGTGGTATGGTGTGTACTAACGATTATAGGTTATGGGATTACGCTAAATTATTTAGGTCACATGGAATGACAAGAGAGGCGTCAAGTGAGGTTCAAGAACAATACGAAAGAAGTAGACCTGATTTGAATCCGTTGTTTACCTTTGCTGTGCCTGGATATAACTTTAGGAATCAAGAGATAAATGCTGTATTGGGTTTAGAACAGATAAAAAGATTAGATTTTAATTGTAAAAAACGAAGTGAGAATTTTAATTATTGGTTGGATAATTTAGACGAGAAGAAATTCTTTGTTAATTACGAACAGAATGGTAATAGTAATTTTGCATTACCATTAATTTTAAAAGAAAAAGACTTGGAATTGTTCAAAAAATGTTGTATATTATTAGACGAAGAAAAAGTCGAATATCGAGTGGGAACTGCGGGTGGTGGTAATCAGGCAAGACAACCATACTTAGACAAGTATGATTTTGTAGCACATGATTTGTCAAACGTAGACCACATACATGATTTTGGATTATACATTGGTAATCATCCTGAATTATCTTTGTATGAGATTGGAAGTTTAACACATAAACTTAACGGAGTTTAAAATGAGTAAAAAAGCACTAATATTAACTTGGGAAAAGTATCAAGACCACGAAGTTATCTATCCTTATTATAGGGTACAAGAAAGTGGATATGAAGTTGATATCATGTCTAATAAAGTAGGTATGATTCACGGTATACTTGGAACATATAATGAATGTACTAAGTCAGTATTTGATTTAGATGATGATGAAAAGTTTGAAGACTATATGCATGATTATGATTTGTTGATTATTCCTGGTGGTGTCAAATCCCTTGAAAAACTAAGACAAGAAGAATCAGCCTTAAATTTCATAAGAGAGTGGGATGCCTTAGGTAAAACTATTGGTTCAATCTGTCATGGTGGTCAGATGTTAATATCTGCTGAGATAGTTACTGGTCGTGATGTTTCTGGTTATTATAGTATCAAAGATGATTTGATTAATGCGGGTGGTAATTTTGTTGATGCAGAGTATGTAGTTTCTGATAATCTTGTTTGTTGCCCACATTATAAATGGATGGGACAATGGATGAATAAGGTTATAGAGATTAACAATGCCGTATGAAAAAACAGTAGTTTCAAAACCGTGGGGTTATGAATATCTCGCCTATCAAAACGAGAAAGTAGCCCTATGGTTTTTGTACATTGGACATGACCAACAGACATCTATGCATTGTCATCCGAACAAAACAACTGGTCTGATATTATTGGATGGTGAAGCTCAAATATCTTTTTTGAATGATTCGTTTGATTTAAAACCTGTATCTAAAACAATGATTAGAAAGGGTTTATTTCATTCGACAAAAGCCACATCTAAAAATGGTGCTTGTGTATTTGAGATAGAAACTCCTGTAGACAAACATGATTTGGTTAGACTCGAAGATAAATACGGTAGAGAGGGAAATCCATATGAAGATAGTACACATGAGACACCGAAACAAAATGATTGTCTTTGGATAGAAGATGGAGATAGAGAGTACGAGTTTAGTAATTGTGATATAAAGGTTGAGACGATAAATGACGTGAGTCAGTTCAACGGAAAAGATAATGATGAAAACATAGTATTTTTAGATGGTGGTATTGAAGATGGAGAAAGTAATATGGTCGCACAAGCTGGTGATGTGGTTACCTGTGCAATAGTTAAAAGATTGATTAAACTATTTCCACACATACAAACAAACACTTTAATAATGACAATTAAAAGACGTAATTTAAATCACATTTATGATTATGGATAAAATAGAAATATTTAAAAAAGCCTCGTTGTGTAGGAACTTTGATGAGGTAGTATTTAATAAATTACAAGATAAAACTATTCAGTATCCAACTTATCTTTCAGTTGGTCAAGAGTTTATACCTGCTACTATTGCTCAATATATGGAAGAAACATTCCTTGATATGGAACCAGATATTTTTATTCAACACAGAGGACATGCTACATATTTGTCTTTTGGTGGAGATGTGGTTCAATTGATTGATGAGTTGTTGGGTAGAAAAAGTGGGTGTGCTAACGGTATGGGTGGTTCTGCTTCAATACATAGTAAAGAGAAAAATATTTACGGACATGATGGTTTGATGGGTAGTCAAGTTCCTATTGCTGTAGGTTCTTGTTATGCATCTCAAAGACCAACGATTGTGTTCATGGGTGATTCATCTGCGGAAGAAGATTATGTCTTCAGTAGTATAGGGTGGGCAGTTACGAAGAATCTACCTATACTTTTTGTAGTTGAAGACAATAACTTATCTATTCTTACTGAAAAGTCGGTAAGACGCAGTTGGGATATGCATGAAGTAGCTCGCGGTTTTGGTATGGAAGCTCATGATTTACCAGACAATCCATATGAAATACCCATGTATCTTAAATTAGGTGTCTTTGAAAAACCGATGTTGTTAAACATAAACACGATAAGAAAGTATTGGCATGCTGGAGCTGGTATAGATGATGTTGATGTCTTTGATAGATATGAACATGAGATGGGACAACTTGGTGACGAGGGTAAAAAGATACACGAACAAAATAAAAAATTGATAACGGAATTATGGCAAAGACAGTTAGAGAAACAATAAAAGAGATAACAAGAAAACACCTTACCGAAAAAAATGGTTTGTGTTTTGGTCAATGTCTTACCGCAGTTGGTTGGGTAGGTGGAACTTTACCTGAGATGTATGAAGATGAAGGGATGGTAGAGGTTACTACGGCTGATGTAGCAAATGGTGGGTTCGTTGTTGGTGCTGGACTACAAGGTATTAGACCGATTTATGTGGTGAGATATCAAGGATTTCAATGGTACAATTCGCCCATGATAGTGAATTATGCTTCAAAATCAAAAGAGGTATGGGATAGACCTTGCCCAATATTTATCAGAAGTATTGCTATGGAAGGTGGTATGGGTCCTGTTGCTGGTTCATCACATCATTCATTATATCAAAGAATGCCAGGTACAAAGATAATATCACCAATGACACCAAAGGAATATGAGTTTGCTTATAAAAGTTTTATGAAAGAGGATGACGTATATTATGTCTCAGAACATAGAAGAAGTTATGATAATACAGAAGAGTTAGGAGATGTATTTCATGATGAACCTGATGTTGTTTTATTTCCAATTTCAATTACAAGATTTGATGCCGAAGAAGCTAGAAAAGAATTAGAGAAACAAGGGATAAAGGCTAGTATAATTCATCAGTTATGGATTAAACCATTTCTTTTTACAGAAATATGGAAAAGACAATTAAATAGTTCAAAGTTTGGTGGTATCGTATTGGATGATGATTACGAACAAGGTGTTGCCAGTAGTATTGCACATCGTATGATGTTGGAATCTGATAAGAAAGTATATACAATGGGATTGGAAAACAGAACTGCTGGTTTTCATAAGGATGTAGATAACTTACCACCTACGCCTAAAAAAATTATTAATAAGGTTTTAGAGTTAGTCAATGGCTAACATATCTAATTATTCATATTGGAATAAATGGGCAGTACCTATTTGGTATAGTAAAGATCCTGATTACGATGACATAAGAAATGATGCTATCACAGAATGTCTTCAGTTTCATACTGATAATAAAAATAGAACAGAAGTTGCTCATGGTATAAAAACTAATTTATATGAATCTGAGTTTGATTTTTTTCAGAAGTCAAGACTTAAAAATTATAAATCTATAGGTAAAATAGAACAATATATCAAAGAACAATTTTTGTTTTGTTTTTTAGACTACTTTCAAAATAGTTATTATCCAGAGGGAGTATCCGAAACGATGGATGGTCTCGAAAAAAAAGATATAAATATTAATCTAAGAGATTCGTGGGTTCATATTGCAAATGGTAAAGGTAGTTGGCATGGTAACCATAGACATCCGATGACATCTTGGGGTGGAATATATTACTTGAAAATTGATGGAGTTAATGAAAATAATGGTGGTAAAAATACTATTAGTCAACCAGTTGATAATCAGTATATAGACTTTGGTAATTTTTTTGAACATCAGTACGCTGTATGGTCACCACCTATGGATAATGGTGGATGTCTATTTTTTCCAGCACATTTAAGTCATAATGCACAACCTTATTTTGGAGAAGAAGACAGAATAGTAATTGCAACAAACATAATAGTGGGGAAAAATGTATAAAAGTAAAAACGTATTAGTAGCTGGTGGGAATGGTTTGATAGGTAAACAACTTGTAAAGTTGTTAGAACATAGAGGAGCTAGTGTAAAAGTAGTAGATAAAAATTTAGATCCTGAAATGGATTTGACAGATTATGGTAAATGTTTAGATGCTTGTTATGATATGGATTATGTATTTAATCTGTTATGTATCAAGGGTTCACCAAAAGCTATGCAAGAAAGACCAGCAAGTCATTTAGTTCCGATGTTAAGATTTAACACAAATTTGATGGAAGCTGCAAGGGAAAGTGGTATTAACAAATATTTATATACGAGTTCTGTTGCTGTATATGAGCCAGACGAAGTCTTCAAAGAAGAGGATGTTTGGAGAACATTTCCATCACCAAATGATAGATTTGCTGGATGGGCTAAACGAATAGGTGAATTACAGGCGGAATCATATGAAATTGAATATGGGTGGAATGGTATCTCTATTGTCAGACCTGGTAATACATACGGACCACATGACGATTTTGATTCGGATGGTGCGATGGTTGTTCCATCTTTGATAAAGAAAATACTTAGTGGTGAGAAACAAATAACACTATGGGGAGACGGTTCAAATGTCAGAGACTTTACACATTGTAGGGATATTGCAAAAGGTATGATGTTAGTTATGGAAAAGTCACCAGGAGCTACAAGTCCTGTAAACTTAGGTAGTGGTGGTGGATTTTCAATTAAGGAATTGGTTGAAGTTATTTTAGAAAATGTAGATGATAAACCTGAAGTAATTTGGGACACGACAAAACCATCTGGTGATAAGGTTAGAATTATGGATATTCGTTTGGCAAAATCATTTGGATATGAACCAAGTGTTTCATTAGAAGAGGGAATTAAAGAAACCATAAATTGGTATAGGAATGAAAAAATATAAGATAGGAATGATTCAAGTAAACAATAGTTTTTCTGGTCAAAACTATCTACCTTTGTCTCTTGGATTTTTGGTATCATATGCTGAGTTTCATTGTAAGAACTTCAACGATTATGATTTCTTAAATCCAATATATAAAAGAGTTCCAATAAAAGATGCAGTTGAACAATATAAAGATTGTGACATAGTTGCGTTTAGTGTTTACGTTTGGAACAATAACATATCCATGAGGATAGCAAAGGCTCTAAAAGAGGTTAATCCTAATATCTTAACTATTGCTGGTGGATGTCATATACCAGAAAGACCTGAATATATTGAAAAGTATATGGCAGATAATCCATATCTTGATATCGCTTCAATTGGAGAGGGTGAGAGAGTATTCACCGATTTCTTAGAAAAGTATCCAACTGGAAATTGGGGTGAAGTAGAATCGTTAATTTACAGAGATGGAGATAAACTAATCACCACACCACAGGCAGAAAGAATCAAGGATATGAACGAGATTCCATCACCATTTATCGAAGGATATTTTGATGGTTTAGTGAGAGATAATCCCGATGAAAGGTGGATTGGATTATGGGAAACAAACAGAGGTTGTCCTTTCTCATGTACTTTTTGTGATTGGGGTGTTGGGTTTAAAAAGAAAGTATCCAAGTATGATTTAGAGGGTAGATTATATGAGGAGATAGATTGGTTCAGTAAAAACAAAATAGAGTTTATCTTTACTTGTGATGCTAACTTTGGTATGTATAAAGATAGAGATTTACCAATAGTAGAAAAGTTTGCGAAAAATAAAGAAGAGTATGGTTATCCAGAAGCCTTGTCTGTACAGAACACTAAAAATTCTAACGAGGTTTCTTATCAAGTTCAGAAACTACTAGCAGATACAGGATTAAGTAAAGGTGCTCTAATCGCATTTCAATCACTCGATCCTAAAACCTTGAAGGCAATAAAAAGGTCTAATATTAAACTTAGTGTATTTTATGACTTACAAGCAAAGTTTATGAAAGATGGTATCAAAACATTTTCAGATATTATCTTAGGTTTACCAGAAGAAACCTATGAAAGTTTTACAGAGGGTGTTGGTAAGTTAGTTAAGATGGGACAACACAATAGAATTCAGTTTAATAATTTAAGTATATTACCAAATACTGAGATGGGAGATCCTGAATACTTAGAAAAATATGAGATGAAAGTTGTAGAGAACGACATCATAAATATTCATGGTGCTTTAGGTGAATGGTTAGATGATATTTACGAAACACAACAGATGATTGTTGGTACAAAGTCTATGCCAGGTGAAGAGTGGGTAAAGACTCGTGTGTTTGGATATGTGGTCGCTTTCTTACACTTCAATAAATTATTTCAGATACCAATTATTATTGCAAATAGTGTTTATGATATTGATTACACAGATTTATTTAGGGCTTTTACGACAGAGGAAAAGTCAAAAACAGGTGCTTTTTCGGACTTAATTAGTGTGTTTTACAAACATGCTCGTGAGATGCAAAATGGTGGTCCTGAGTTCATGAGTTCAGAGAGATGGTTAAATATATGGTGGCCGCCAGATGAGATAGCTTTTATTAAAGCTGTGACCGAAGACAGATTAGATGATTTCTACATAGATGCTAAAGATATATTATACAAGGTGTTTAAAGAGAAAACAAAATTTAGAAAAAGAAGTTATGATAAAGTCATATCTGAATCAATATTGTTAAACAAGAGTTTAATAAAATTACCTAATCAAACTCAAGATATAGAAATTAAATTGAGTTCAAATATATTAGACGTTTATACTGAGACATTGTTAGGTAGAAAAGCTTCATTAAAAAAAGGTGACTTCACATATTACATCGACAGAACAAGTGATACATGGGATTCTTGGGAAGATTGGTGTGAAAAAGTTGTATGGTGGTCTAATAAAAAAGGTGCATATCTATACGATTGTTTAGTTACAGAAGAAAAACGTAAGAAAAAATCAAAATTACCAGTTATAAGGATTACAAGTGAACCATTTGGGAGCGACGCAAGATACCAATAAATGTGTACTGATAACTGCCTCAAGTAAAGGTCTTGGTAAGGCAATAGCAAAAGAATTTGCTTTTCATGGTTATCAAATAATATTACATGGTAGAGACGAAAAAAAGTTACATGATACTAAGTTCGAAATAAATTCACAAGTTGTGGATATGGTGGTCGGCGACTTAAGGTCGGAGTTAGTATTGGATGAACTATATAGAGCCAGTAGAAGACACTCTATAAATGTTTTAGTCAATAACGCTGCTATACCTTGTTATGGGTTACCTTTAGATGGGATGAAACCAATGCAGGTGTATGAAAGTATTGAGACTAACTTAATATCACCAATTAGACTAACACAAAAAATTTATCCTTTATTAAAAGAACAACGACATGGTTCAATCATAAACATTAATTCGGTAGTTGGTAAAGAGCCAAAGAAGTACAGAAGCGTTCATTCTGCCACCAAATGGGGTTTGAAAGGTTTTACAAAGAGTCTAAGAATTGAGGCAGAAGATTATAACGTTAAATTAATCAATGTCTATCCAACACAGATTAAAACTGTAAAAGAACATACCTTTGGACTTGAACCATATGATGTTGCAAAACAAATATATAACGAACATCAAACAGGTAAGGATTGGGATGAGTTAATAATTGATGGAAGACCAGAGGAGTTTAGACCATGAGAGATTATAAATTAAAACAATCAGACATTGACTTTTATAACGAAAATGGATATCTGATAATTAACGGATTATATAGTGAGGATTTTACAGAGAGGTATTTATCTGCTATAAGAAGACATGCAAATAATGATTTTGCTGCTATAATAAATCCTGATAGGTATGATACACTATATGAATTAGACGAAAGACCTAAATCTAATTTGACAATCGATGAGATAGTAGACACAGTAGAGTTGTCTAAAATGGTGTTAAAAAACAAAACTATAATCAAAATATTAAGAACACTACAAGGTAAAGATGTGGTTGGTCTCAGTACACAGATGATTTTTAAGGAAGCAAATAGTTCCTATGCATCTCAAGCTTGGGCACCACATCAAGACAACAGATATCTTAGTAACGAAAATGGTCAGTATATTACTGTAAATTGGTTTTTAAGAGAATCATCACCTACGAATGGTGGTATTTATATTTATCCTGGTACACATAAGTTACCATTATTACCAGCACCAGATAAAAAAAGTTATAGAGAAAATCCAAACGAAAATCCAGGTAGAGAGTGTCAAATACCAGAAGAGTTTAAAGATAAAAGGATAGACATACATACACCACCAAGTTCAGTTGTATTTTTACATGGTAACACCATACATGGTTCATATGGTAACGATTCTAACAATTCAAGGCCGTGGTTCACATGTTGTTACATAACTAAAGGTGAGAAATATTTAATCGGTAGAAGCTCCAAAAGAATAGAGGTTAATTTTGAATAATTGTTACGATTTTGATGGTAAGTTAAAAAAGCTATTTGGTCAAGATAAATTATTTCTTGATGATTTGGAGTCAACTTGGTTAGGTTCTTTTAATCGAGCTATTAAAAAATTCTTGGTTGAAAAAAATATCACCGAGACAGATGATTTTGATTTAAATCAAATACATAATCATGTTGATTTAGAATATCAAGTAACTGGTCCTGATGATGGTATTAGTAAATTGGGACAAATGTTTTATGAGATAGAAGATGAAACTTATTTCGAACTTTATCATAAGTTTTTAAAACAAATAAGAGATGAAGTTTTAAAATGTGATTTTTACTTTCAAGAAACACCAACAATTAGGTTTTGGTTTAAAGGGCAAAAAACAATATCCAAATACCATACAGATATGGATTTAGGACATCCACCACAAGAAATTAATTTATGGTGGGGATTTACAAATAACGAACAGACAGGTTTCGTTATTGGTAATAATCTGAAGGATTGTGAAGGTTGGTATTCAAGTTATGATTTTGATAGGTCAAAATTTTATCAAGACGCTGAATCACAAAGTAAAGAATTCAACTCTATTGGAGAGGGTATTACATCTGAAGCTGACTCTAATAGAATTATCATGTTTGATTCGAGAATGATTCATTCTGCTATTGATAGAAGTTCAGATGATACGACACGAGTCTCTATGGATGTTAGACTTAATCCCGTAGATGAATTTAAAGATGGTTATACTGGTCTTGGTAGAATGAAAGCTGAGTTTAAACCAGGTGGTAAGTTTGGTTATCACTCAAAATCAATTGACCAAATATGGAGTGAAAGATGAAAAAGATATTAATATGTGGTTCTTCTGGTTTTATAGGTAGAAATTTATTAGATAATTTTACAAGAGCTAGACACTTTTCTGAAGAGGAATTTGAGGTTAAAGCTGTGTGGCATAAGAACGCTAATATAACTGAACTTTATCGTAATGTCGAGTGGGTACAAGGTGATTTAACAAACTCAAAAGATGTTCAAAGAATAGTTACTTCAGATATTGACGTTATCTTACAATATGCTGCCGTAACTTCTGGTGCTAAAGACATAGTTAGTAAACCATATGTGCATGTGACTGATAATGCGGTGATGAATTCTTTATTGATGAGAGAAGCTTTTGAAAAAGAGGTTGGTCATTTTATCTTTCCAAGTTGCACTCTAATGTATCAATCAAGTGATGAGTTATTAAAAGAAACTGATGTGGATGAAAACGTTGATATATTCTCTAAATATTATGGAGCTGGTAACACCAAACTTTATCTCGAAAAGATGTGTAAATTTTATTCTGATTTAGGCAAAACTAAATTTACTGTTCTAAGACAATCTAACATTTATGGAACTTATGATAAATTTGATTTAGAACGTAGTCATGTTTTTGCTGCGACAATAGTAAAAGTAGTAAATGCTATTGAGGAAATCGTAGTGTGGGGTGAGGGTAAGGAAAAAAGAGATTTACTTCATGTGGAGGATTTAGTTAGTTGTGTGGAAAAGGTTATGAAACAAGAGTCACAATTTGAGCTAATAAACGTGGGTATTGGTAGTGGAATAGAAATATCTGAGTTGGTCAAAAAAGTTGTTGATATTTATAAAAAAGATTTGTATATTAGGTATGATAAAACCAAACCAAGTTTTGGTAATAAGTTAGCATTAGACATTAGTAGAGCTAAAAACTTGTTTGGTTGGACTCCTAAAATATCTATTGAACAAGGTATACAAAAAACATTGAATCATTATGAAGAGGTTATAAATGCGTAATATTTTAGTAACGGGTGGTACAGGTTTTGTCGGTAGTCATATGATTGATTACATATTGAAATATGCCATAAGACCAGACCAAAAGGTATACTGTACAAAACGATGGATGGAAGACACTAAAAATGTTGACCACATCGATGATGAAAGACTTGAGTTTGTTGATTGTGATTTACTTGATGCTCATAGTATTCGAAGGGCAGTAGAGGTTTCTAAACCTGAAAAGGTATTTCATTTTGCTGCTCAGAGTTTTCCCGAAGTTAGTTTTAAGATGCCAGTTATAACGTTACAGACAAACACACTTGGAACTACACATTTATTAGAGGCAATTAAGGAATCAGATTACGATCCTGTCATAGTCAGTATATCAACAAGTGAGGTTTATGGCATGCCAGAAGAGGATGAAGTTCCAATCAAAGAAACCAATCCTATCAGAGCTGCGAATCCATATTCGATATCAAAGGTCGGACATGATTTAATGTCTCAGTATTATCATAAGGCACATGGCATGAAGATTATCATAACTCGTATGTTTAGTCATGAGGGTGCTCGTAGGGGTAAACAGTTTGCTCTGTCATCATTTGCTTATCAGATTGCCAAGGCTGAAAAACTCAAAGGAGAACAATTCATATATCATGGTAATTTAGACTCAACGAGAACCTATGCTCACGTTGATGATGCGATAAGTGCTTATTGGGTGTGTTCTAATAGTAAAAAGTTTGGAGAGGTTTACAACATAGGTGGTGAACAAACTTGTACTGTTGGTGATGCCTTAGATAAGTTAATCAGTATGTCTACTAAAAAAGATTTGAAAAAGAAATTAGATGAGGCTAGACTTAGACCTACGGATATTACATTACAGATACCAGATACCTCTAAATTTAGACATGAGTTTGGGTGGACACCAATGAAAAACTTGACTAATGTTTGTGAGGACTTATTAAAATATTGGAGAAGTAAAGTATGAAATTGTCCATAGGTATAATTTCACGAGGTAGACCAAATTATTTATCTGCTACTATAATAAATTGGTTGACAACTGCAGATATTAAAGAGGACTTAGATTTTGTTATTGCTTTAGATGATGACGATAAAGAGTCTATTAAGACTTATAATGATATACAACATATTATTACATTTTTTGGAGCTAGTTCAAGTTTGATAACTTGGCCACCTATGGGTTATATTAATTTATATAAAAGAAATAATCAAATGTTACCACATTACAAGGGTGAAGTGTTGTTGATAATATGTGACGACAATTATGTGACTACTCCTGGTTGGGATAGAATAATTAGTAATGATGTAAATAAAGTTTATGATAAAGATGGTAAGGATAGGTCGATATTGGTGTGGATGTGTGGAAAAAACAATGAGAAACAACATCCTGACATGTATGGTCTAAATAGAAAATGGTTAGATATTGCAGGAAAATATACAATAACTCCTGGTACTGATTCGTATGTTAGGGATATGGCTAGAGATACTGGTGCTGCTATAATTAGACCAAAAGTAGATGTATGGCACTTACAGAGAAAGTTAGGATTCCTACCAAAAGACTATATAGAAAATCATAGGAAACCACCATCGGTAGAAAAAGATAAACAACTGTGGGTGGATAAGTATGGGGAAGAACTAATAAAAGATTCAGAGTGGGTGGAGTCTACTAAACATAAGAATGAATTATATAGATTCCATCATGACGAATTAGGTGATGAGTATAATTCAATAGTTAAAAAATTTAAGGATTATTATGGCAAATAGAAAATACTTACCTACTGTGGCTGAGTTGATAGACAGACTTTCTATCATTCAGTTAAAAGAGGTTTTCATTACGGAACATAAGGAAGAGTACGCTAAGGAAATTGAAGACATAGTTCATGACTTAAATCAAGTTATGAATTGGGAAAAACCAAGTGGTGAAATGATAAGAGCTATTATAGTATTGGCTCAAATGAATCTACATATCTGGCATAACGAAACCAAGTACAGAGCTGGTGAAGGTGATGGGAATCTTGGTTTGACTCATGGATTAAATGGTATTAGAAATACTGCTAAAAATATCATACAAGACCAATTACAAGATGGTGGTAGAAAAGACTACAAGATAGATTGTATTGCTGCCGAGTTCAAGGATTGGGAGATTAGTTGGTAATGTTACAGCATGGGGACATAAAAACACCAGTCTACATGGAAGAGGCTTGTCACATTCCAAAGGGTTGGGGTAAGGAAATAATCATAGAGAACAATGAATTGTATTGTGGAAAGATATTAGTATTTAACAAGGGTTGTAAATTTTCAATGCACTACCACATGAAAAAAGATGAGACTTGGTGGGTAGAAGAAGGTCAGTTTAGGTACACGTTTATTGATACTGAAAATGCATTACCAACCACTTTGACATTAGAACCTGGTTGGGTGGTCAGACAATATCCTGGTCAACCACATCAGTTGGAAGCTCTAACAGATGGTAGAATATTTGAGGTGTCAACTCACCATGAGGATTCAGATTCCTATAGAGTATTACCAGGAGATAGTCAAGCAGAAGTTTGGAAGAGTGTAGAAGAGTTTGAAAGGGATAACGGATTAGGAGATAAAAAATGAAAGTATTAATAATAGGAGATAGTTGTAAAGATATTTTTGTGTATGGTTACATCAATAGATTGACACCAGAGGCACCTGTTCCTGTCTTTAATCCAAATAGGGAACTAAGTAATGATGGGATGGCAAAGAATGTGGCTAATAATGTTGAGGCTTTAGGATGTACAATATACACCATAACAAATCCTAATAGTATTAAAAAAGTACGATATGTGGACGAAAAATCAAAACAATTGGTTTTAAGGGTAGATGAACATGATTATTGTGATAGAGTTGCTGTTGAATTACCAAAGGGTAACAAGTGTAGAATAGGATTGGGTGGAGAAGTAGAGGTAGGTGCTATAATCATATCAGATTATTGTAAAGGTTTTTTACATGAAGATGATATAGAATATATTGCTAAAAACAATATCAATGTATTTGTTGACACTAAAAAAGAACTTGGTGATTGGATAAATGATGTTGATTACCTAAAAATAAACTCATCGGAGTACGAGTCAAATAAAAAGTTTTTCAAAGACAATGACATAATGGATAAAACTATCGTCACCAAAGGAAACGAGGGTTGTCTTTTTCAAGGTAGAATATATCCAACAGAGGATGTTCTTGTAAAAGATATCTCAGGCGCTGGGGATACTTTTATTGCTGGTTTAGTTGTAAAATATTTAAAAACAAATGACATTGAAAAGGCTATCGATTTTGCTCAAGAGTGTACCAAAATTGTGGTACAAAAACATGGGGTTTCTACTGTATGAAGACAACCATTTTCTTACCTACTAGAAAAAGACCATCCTTTATGATTGGTACAATATTATCTTGGCTTCTAAAAGCTAAACATCCTGAGAATATAAGAGTAGTTATCTTAGCTGATGATGATGATGTGGAAACTAAAAATACATATGATGCTTGGAATAATGTTTTAAAAAATGGAAAATTTTTAGGTGGTGGTATTGAAATAATTTACGACAGACCTTGTGGATGGAATAACGTGCCAGATAGAATAAACAGAGAGATATCTAAAACAGAAGACATCGCTTTTGCTATGACCGATGATTTAATTTGTCAACATTCAGAATGGGATGTCAGACTCAAACAACAATTGTCTGATTTAAAAGGACTTAATGGTAAGTGGGAAATTCCAGCAGTAATAGGACTAAAATGTTACAACATGAAAAAGACTTTACCTGATACTTGGGGGTGGACTAAAGGTTATGCTGATGTATTCAAGACTTATTCGCCTTGGTCATCAGGTGATATCTTTATGCAAGACCTAAAAAACAGAACTCGTATGCCATATACTGATGCTGATATAAGATTCTATCATGGTCAGAGGAAAAAGAATCAAGGTTTTTCAAAAGATTCAACAGAAGAATTTGGATATAGTCAACCTCATCCTGAAAAACATAGGGACAAATGGATTGAAGAATTTGGTGAGGAAAGGATGAAAGACGAAGAGTGGTTGAAATGGTATTTACAAAGAAAAAGAAATCAAGGTGATTTAGACCATTTAGTAAAAGAATATGAAAATTGGAATAAATATAGACAAGGTAGACCGGAAGTAAAATGAAAAAATTAATATACACTCTGGCAGTTAACAAAGAAAAACGAGAGGTGGACGATGCTGGAATTCATGAAGTTACAAAACAGAGTTGGTTACATTATTGTAAAAAATATGACATAGACTTTTATGTGATTGACAAACCACAATTCGATGTGGGTACGCCACATTGGTTTAGATACTTTATTTTTGATTTGAAACCAGACTATGATAGATATCTTTACATAGATTCGGATGTCATGGTTCATTGGGATTCTCCTGATATATTTGATTATTACAATGAGTTGGAAAAACTATATGTAGTCAGAGATAATTCTGGTTTAAGTTGGGTTTGGGAAAGTATAAATGCTTATAAACAATTATTTGAAGGTATCGATTTAGATTGGGAAAGATATTTCAATTCAGGCGTACAATTATTTGACCAAAGTCACAAGGATTTATATCAATCATTTAAACAATTTTATATTGATAACTCTGAAAGTATATTTGATTTTCAAAAACAAGTTCGTAAGGGTTTTGACCAAACGCCATTTAACTACTTTAATACCTACAATAATACTGATATACATTTCATGTCAGAAAAGTTTAATTTAGTTCACATGGCTAGAAAAGAGATACTACAAAATTATTATTTTATGGACATGGGTTGGTTTTGGCATTTCAATGGTATACCAAGAGATTTTCAAGATGGATTTATAAAACAATTATGGGAAAAGGTTAAGAAAAATTATGAGTGATATATTAAAAAGAAAGTATGTAATTGGAACTCATGTGATGTGGTTCGAAATAGAAATGTATGCTGACTTTATAAAAGGTATGGTTAATCTTTTAGAGACAGTAGAAAACACAGAGAATGTAACTATTGATTTGTGTTTTAATATGTTACAACACTTTGAAAAGGTAGATACCGATAAAATTAAGAAACATGAGTTGGTAATTAAATTTAAAAAAGGTGTGGCTACATTAGAATCTATGGGGTTTATTGTCAATCAAGAAATAAAGGATGGTGACGAATTTTACTTCCATGCTGATTACAGAAGAGATTTGAATTATAACTATTGTAAAAAAGTGGATTATGTGATGTGGGGTGAAACAGATAGTTTTTTTCCACGAGAGGCATTTCAAGTAATAGAAAGACTAGCAGAGTATACAGACGAACAAAATATTCACAGATACCTATTAAGTTTTTCAGATAGAAAAATGTGGGATGCGAGTTGGGACCCGTTAGTTCATGTGGACTATCGTGATATAGAATTTGTTGATGATGATAAGGGACATTTAAATCCTAACCAAGCAAAGTCACCGATGTCAATAGAAAAGATGAATACTATAAATGGTAGGGCAGATGATTTTGATTTTTCATACATTACCCATCCTAAACTGAGTGGTGCTTGTTTGGTATTATCGTCAGATTTTATTAAGTCTGGTATCAACATTCCATCTTGTTTATTGTATAATGATGATGAGGGGTTATCAATCATGTCTCATAAATTATTAGGACAAGACTATTTACAATTTGTTTGTCAGAATATCTTACATGTCCATGCTAGAAGGCATCCACAAAAGAGAGTGTATGTAAAAGACGAGGATAATCCATATTCATTTATCAATCAAAAGAACGATAGTTTTCAAGAGTTTTTAAAACTATCAAAAGAGAACATAGATAAATTAATATCAGGTAAAGGTAAGTTTAAAGAGTACGATGATTTGAAAAAAATATTGGAGTCAAAATGAAGAAAGCATTAATTACAGGTATTAATGGAATGGATGGTAGTCATCTTGCCGACTTCCTACTAACAAAAGATTATGAAGTATTTGGTATGGAGAGACGAACCTCTTATCCTAATCGATTAAACACCTCACACTTAGAGGGAAAAATAACATTTTTAAATGGTGATTTAACAGACCAAAACTCTTTGTTTAGGTGTATAAAAGAATGTGATCCGGATGAGATATACCATTTGGCTGCTCAATCATTTGTTGGTGAGAGTTGGAATACACCAGAACAAACAGGTGATGTAACAGGTCTTGGTGCTTTAAGAATGTTGGAAGCTATAAGAGAATATGGTAAAGAGATTAAGTTTTACCAAGCATCAACATCTGAAATGTTTGGTCGTATGGTAGAGAATCCAGCAAGTGAAACTACACCTTTCTATCCTCGTTCACCTTATGGTGTCGCTAAATTATATGGTCATTGGATTACAAAGAACTATAGGGAATCATATGATATGTTTAATGTTAGTGGTATTTTATTTAATCACGAATCAGAAAGACGAGGTATAGAATTTGTAACTCGTAAGATTACTGATGGTGTTGCTAAAGTATACTTAGGATATGAAGACCACATAAGGTTAGGTAACTTAGATTCTAAAAGAGATTGGGGATACTCACCTGATTATGTTAAGTCAATGTGGATGATGTTACAACAAGATGAACCGGATGATTATGTTATCGCTACGGGTATAGAACATACCATTGGAGAATTTTTAGATGTTGCCTTTAAACGAGTTGGTATAGATGATTGGAGTAACTATGTTGTACAAGACGAGAGGTACATGAGACCAGCAGAAGTTGCTGTTCTATGTGGTGATTCATCTAAAGCTCGTGATGTTTTAGGATGGAAACCAGAAACATCTTTTGAACAGATGATACATAATATGGTAGACCACGATATAGGTTCATTGTCATGATAAAAATAAAAATAAGAGAACCATTTATTGGTAAAAATAGAATTTCTTTCTTTGGTTTTTATTCACTTAAAAATCAGTTAAGAGATTATAGTATAGAAATAACAGATTCTAATGATTATGATTACCTGTTTGTTGGTGCTCATAATATATTGAATAAAGGTTTGAGTTTAGAAGATAGTATTGACTATGGTCTTGAGAGTTGTAAAGATATTAGTGGTGATTATTTTTTATTTGATGGGAGTGACTCCACATCTTTAATTGGTTCATACGAAGTATTTGAACAAAGTGATGCTAAATTTTTATTTAAAAATCAATTATTAAAAAATAGAGAGGACTATTTAAAACCGACTGTATTAAACAAGTGGTTCTTTGGCGATGGTTCTGATTTGGACAAAGGTTATGACATACCAAAAGATGTTTGGGATAGAATAAAATTATCTGGTTTCAATCTTGGTTACTTTCAAGGTGATAGATTTAGACCTGATGTTTATAAAGAACATCCAATGTGTACAGAAAAAACCATAGATTTGTGTGCTATATATCAAGGGTTTCATAAGAAAAATACAGAACATCTAATTAGAAATGATATGTACTATACAAAACATAGAGGTGGTGCGTGGGATATCATAGGTGATAATCCTGGCTATACTTTTGTGAAAGATAAATTACCATTTGATGAGTATATGAATACATTATATAAATCTAAACTGGCATTGTCACCATTTGGTATGGGAGAAGTTTGTTACAGAGATTTTGAGATACTTGATTTGGGTGTTGCTATGTTAAAACCAACTATGGAAAATGTTGTAACCACACCAAATTATTACATAGAAAATGAGACGTATATTCCTGTTGATTATGATTGGAAAAATTTAAACGAAGTTGTCTTGGAAACGCTTGACAATAACGATAAAATTGAGTATATTATAGGTAAGTCAAGAGAGACGTACAAGGAGATATATTCTGCTCATAATTTTTGTATGTATTGGTATAATTTTTTTGCTAATTTAAGTGGAGTTGAAAATGATTAATTTTATACAAATTGGTACATCTAATGCACACGACCATTGTTATCGTTTTGTGAAAGACCAAGATATAGAATTTGGTGTGTTAGTTGAACCTATGAGTGAAATGATGACATTGGCTAAAGAGTGTTATGGTTCATTGTTACAAGAAAAAAATATAAGTACGGAGACTATTGCTATAGTTCCTGAAGATAGAAAAGAAGACAAGGTCACAATATGGTATCATTGGCCGAACACGGCATTCAACTCTATTTTTAAAGAACATACAAATTCATTTAACCAACCAGATCCTGTAAAGAGTTTTGAGGTTGATGCTATGACCATAAATGGGTTGTTCGAAAAATACTCAGTTACAACCTTAGACTATTTGTTTGTTGACACCGAAGGATTGGATGGTGAAATTTTGATGTCAATTGATACGGACAAGTATACAATAAAAGAAATTATGTTTGAACATCACCACCTTAGAAGAGGCAAATATGGAATGAACATCTTGAAAGAAAAGTTTGAACCTCTTGGATATACGTTTAGTGGGGTAGATTCTTTAAATACGAGAATAAAATTAACATGATAACCACCACTATATCTACAAATAATAATTTAGATTACTTAAAACTAGCAATTAAGTCGGTAAGACAAAATGCTTATCACAAGGACATGCCTATAATTGTTCACGCTGAAAATTGTAATGATGGTACTATCAATTGGTTAGATTCTAATTACACAAAATATGATTTAGAATATTATGTAGACGACAACGATGACCCGAAAGGTATAGGTGGTGGTATGAACTTTTGTGTCGATAAAGTCAAGACCGAGTTCGTGAATATTATTCATTCTGATATGTGGATTGCTCCTAATCAAGACTTGGAATTATTGAAGTTGTATGATGATATCGGAGATACGAAATTAATTGCTTCGTCTTTTAGAATACAACCAAGAATATTTGTCAACGATCCTGATTACAGACCTGGCACGGTGTTTGTAGATACGGATGAATTTGGAGCATATGCTGAAGATTTTGATTCTAATTCATTTGATAAATGGGCTACAGAGTTTTCACAAATGAATGGTGAGTTAGAAGTTCGTAAAGGTGGTGGTGCTGGGTTCTTCTGTAGAGTCGAGGATTATAAATGGATAGGTGGGAATGATGATTTGTTTAGACCAGCTTCGTGGGAAGATAAAGATTTATTCATCCGTATGCAGTTAGAGGGATACGAATTTAAAATGATACCACAATCTGTTGTATGGCATTTTTCTGCTCGTGGTAGTCATTTTAGGGATGAGGCTAAAGATAAGTTTCATATGAAATCAAAAAGACAGCAAGAGGCAGAAGAAATTAACATGCGTAAATGGGTGGATAAATGGGGTAGATTACCAATTGAAGATGAAGATACTTTCGTAGTACCAATTGAGGGTACAGATGTACCTACAAGAATCGAGTGGAAAAGCTATGAGTAAAATTTTATTAGTTATAACAACGTACAATCAATCACATTACACTAAGTTGTGTTTTGAATCACTTAAGAAATTAGACGACAACATAGATGTTTTGGTTGTTGATGATTATAGTACAGATGATACTGTTGATATTTGTAAGGAGTATGGTCATCGTGTCATAACAAAGGATGAACCAAAGGGTTTAACTGATTCTTGGAATATAGGATATCGTGAGTTTTTAGGAACTACTGATTACGGTACTGATTATGACTACTTTATACTTGCTAATAATGATATCTTAATTCCAAAAGGTGCTATCGGAGAGTTGGTTTCTACCTTTAAAAAATGGAATTCAAGTTTGGTAGTACCCATGTCTACTGAATATGGTGTTGGACACAACCTTACACAAAATGTTAATAACTATTATCATGGTCTTGAGGTTGATGAGCCAGAGGATTATCAACGTGTTCAAGATGAAATACTAAAGGTAAAAGAGGAGATGAGAGACTCTAACAATCTTTACCTATGCGATCCTGTTAGAATGAAAATGTTCAATGGGTTTTTCTTCATGATGAATCGTGATATAACCATCTATGAGCAAAATGATGACGAACTTTTCAAGACAGATAAAATCATGACAAAAAATGAAGACCAATTTAATTGGGATAATTTAATTACAAACGATGATTTTTCAATGTTATGTAAGACATCATTCGTGTTTCATTATAAAGGTGTATCTACTTTTAAAGTATTTGATAACTACAATAAGATATCCAACGATGTGTCAGAATGGAAAAGGCAGAGGGAGTTAAGGGGTGGATAGGATAACCTATGATACAAGTAATTATTTGTTTAGAGATATAGTATCACAATGGTTTTTTAATCGTGGTATTTTACCCTATTTTGGTTTACCGAGTTTACACTCTGAACGAGACTATGAATTGTTTGACAGAGAACATGACCAATCTACAATATGGCATAAGTGTTTCTATGAAATGATTAGGGAAGATAAAAGTTTTGACGATTCATATACAGATTTTTTACACGACATAATTAAACCAAGATTTGGGGAAGAAATAGTTTATCAAAAAATACCAACTTTCAGAGTTCACTTACCAAATAATGTATCTGTTGGGGAGTTTCATAAAGATAAACATTACAGAGATGAAAAGTGGGCTGAAAAAGTAGAGGAGTTAAACTACTTTGTACCATTAACAAAAGCATATGGAACTAATACGATATGGGCAGAGACAGAAGAAGACTTAGGTGACTATCGGGAAATGAAGGCTGATTATGGTGATTGTATAGAGTGGAGTGCTAGTAAATTAACACATGGTAATAAACAAAACATAACGTCAATCACTAGGGTTAGTTTTGACTTTAGAGTTATACCTAAGTCAAGGTATATAGAAAGTGAACATTTAACAATTAACACCAAGATACCGTTTGGTATTGGTGGATATTATGAGGTTTTATAATGGATGATAGAATAATAAGTTTTATACAACCAAGTAGAAACAATCTAAAGTATCTTAAATGGTCTTACGATAGTATCAGAAAGAACTTAGGATATCGTCACGAGATATGTTGGGCTGATGATTTCTCTGATGATGGTACATGGGAATGGATGCAAGAGATTGTTCAAAAGGATAAGAATGTAAAGATACATCGTAACGAAGGTCCTACAAGATTAGGTCACACGATACTTTATGATACGTTAGTAGATATGGCGACAAGTGATATCGTAATGATATATCACGCTGATATGTATGCTTGTCCTGGTATGGATGTGGAAGTTCTAAAACATTTAGAACGAGGTAAGGTAGTAAGTGCGACTCGTATAGAACCACCTTTACATCCTCAAGGACCTGAAAAAATAATACATGACTTTGGAATTGAACCAGAAGAGTTTGATGAACAAGGATTAATATATTGGTTAAATAGTGGTATGGTGACAGAAAAAGAACCAACAAATGGAATATTCGCACCTTGGGCAATATATAAAGATGACTTTGTAAGTATCGGTGGACATGACCCGTTGTACGCTCCACAATCAAAAGAGGACTCGGATATATTCAATAGATTTAAATTGGCTGGTTACGAATTAAAACAGACTTGGCAAGGGTTTGTGTACCATATGACTTGTAGAGGTAGTAGATTCAAAGATGGTGCTATGAGGAATCCAGCAGGTCAAGTCTTCATGAAGGGTAGAGAATCATCGGAATGGTTAGCTCAGAATCTTAGGTCAACTCGTAACTTTATTCGTAAGTGGGGACATATGGTTCAACATGATGAAGTTTTACATCCTATAATTCCACCAAAATATGATGTTGCTTTTGTAGTCTATCGTTGTAGTAAACAGATGTTGTATGAGTTAGAGCCTTGGTGTGATAAAATATATTTAGACCTGAGTGATTCAGATATCATTGGTGAATATAGAAAAGAGGAACAACCAAACACTCAGTTTGATTTGGATGAGAGAATAAAACTCTATGGAACTAATAAAATATCAGAGTTACATGATATCTGTGTGGAGTTCAACGCTGAACAATTAAACAATGAAAACTTTCAAGTGTTAGTTAACTTATCAAAAATGCTACAAGATAGTGGAGAGATAGGTGAGATGGAATACGATATATTTAAGTTTTACATCAAATCACTTGAAACATACGAAAAAAACTTAGTCGTTTGTAAGACTAACTAACTATTTATAAGTGTAATAAGAGGTTATAATGGAAAATAAATTAGGTTCTTACATCAATAATTTGATGACCACCATAGTAGATAAAGAAGAAAGATTTTTTATCAGAAGTCTAGCATTTAATGAATTGACTTCTTTGAGTAATAATATTAGCGAAGTGTTAAGAAATTACGATGAGTTAGAGAAGATTGCTAAACCAACTGAAGAAAAAGACAAAGACCAAATAGAAATTAAATTCGGAGATAAAAATGGCAAAAATAAGTAATCAAGCCTTGGTAGAGTTAAGGAAAGTTAGAGCTGCACTTGATGACATGTACGATAAGTTACAAAAACCTTTGTACAATAAAGTTGTAGCTGCTAAAGTATCTTATAAAGAGGTAAAACCCTTTGATTCTGTTCAAGAAAACTTTGAATATATCTCACAGATAATCAGAGATTTAGAAGCTGGAGAAGAATAATGGCAAACGACCACGCTAAAGACCGATACGATCCACCAAAAGTGGGTAGTGATTGGGAGAAAGAATATTTTGGTGACGTGAATGTCGGAGAGGTATTCAGACTTAAACCAGATAGTAAAGCTAAAGCATTTCGTAAAGTTAAAGATGGGGTTGCTTTTGATATTGTAGAATCAAAAGAAATTCAATTAGTGGACAGAGACGAAATCTATGTCAAGTCGTAATTTTCAAAAACCAATACGAATAAAAGGACATCGACTAGTCCTTACCAAAAAGATGATTGAAGATGCTCAATCTCAAACTAAATCAAACATGGCTGCAGCTAGGTGGTTAGGTGTAAGTTACCTAACCTATCGTAAGTATGCTAAAACGTATGGTTTATTTGAAAAACATCTGAATCCATCTGGTGTCGGTATCAAAAAAGGTTATGGTAAGTGGATAAAGTCACTTGACCAAATCCTTGATGGGAGTAAGAAGTATCGTATGAGAGCTGGGTACATTAAGAATCGACTCATAAAAGAAAAGTGGGTTGAAGAAGAATGTAGTTCTTGTGGGTACAATGAAATCGTTATGGGAAAAGAATCAGTTGCTCTTCGTTTAGATTATGAAGATGGAGATGTAACTAATAACAAATTAGAAAATCTGAGGTTATTGTGTCCAAATTGTTATTTATCACACAACGGACATATGCCATCATCAGAGAGGTTTTACAAATGAAACAAAAAGCAATATTAATCAAAGACTTTTACAATGACAAAGGTGCTCTCCATCGAGGAGAAAAGGTAGTAATAGAAGAAAAAGTTGGTAATGGATTGGTCAGAATTAACACAGAAACAGGTGGTATATTTACAATCCCAAGACATATTCTTAAATTAATTCCTTGACAAGTTCCTTTTTTCTTTGTATATTATTACTATGAATAAAGTAATAAATTGTACAAAAGAAGATAATCCATTAATACATAAAAAACTACGAGAGGTATCAGTTGAAGAAGGACTTTCTATCGCAACGGAACTATTTCAGATACTTAACAAAAGAGGGGACGGCATTGGGTTGGCAGCTAATCAAGTGGGAATTGATGCACAAGTG